CGTGTGACGGATCCAACTTTAGGTGCATCAACACGAGGACGCTTGTGTGCTGTGAATGCATTGTCGGCACTATCTTCGTCCACACCAGGACCACCTTTTACGCCGCCGGCACGTAGCATGTCTGCACGATCACGGTAACCGGCAACTCCTGGTTTAATATCTTTGGATGCTTTCTTTAATGCAGGCGATGCATTAGGAATATGTTTCATGGTTGTTCGAGATTGATGACTTTCGTGCCCCATTTCGCCAACTTCTTTCTTGACACCTTTGCGCAACATCTCAAAGTCGGTGGCATCAAGTTTGCCATTTTGATTACGGTCTAGTTTTTTCTGGCCGCCACTCAATGCACCTTTGATGGCTTCAGCAGCCACATCACCCAGCATTTCGTCAACTTCTTTCTTGGCGCCGGCAATCTTGTCGGCAAAAGTAATTTTGTTTGCAGGAGGAGCTAGTTTGGCAAATGACTTTTGCTTAGGTGTCATTGACGCTCCGGCCTCTGGCAGATTGGGTTCTGCATGTGTACCTTGTGCGGCTTTTATACTGCCTTTGAGACTGGAGACTTGACTACGTAAGGGCAAGCCTTTTCTTGGTCCTTTTTCTACAGGACTGCCGCTGCCGCCGCGCCCAAAGCCCTTGCGTAGTGGATCGTTGTGGTCAAATTCGCTGCCGCCTATTTTGCGTTTTCTACCTTCATAGTCATCAGGTTTTGGATTATAATAGAGCTCATCGGCGTCAGGGCCGTAGGTGTAGTCTAGTGGTTCTACTGTGTACAATTTGTCTTTATACTTGGGGTCACGGTATTTGGCAGCTTCGGTTGTTTTTTGTTCTGGCTTCTTGCCTGTTTGTGGCACACCCATCTTACGTTGCAGGTCACGCATCATTTCAGCATCGTCACCATGGCCCAATTTGTTTAGCGCCGCGCTGCCAACTTTCTTGGCCATACCGCCAACTTTACGGGCCATGTCTCCCATGCCTTCATCCACTTCTGTATTGTCGTATTTGTCATATCTGTTGCGAACAGGATCCAATGCTTTGCCTTCACGGCCAGCTTTGGCCAATGCTTCCATGCCTTCTTTGCCGTATTTTTCATAGCCCTTGGCAGCACGGCTCATGTCACGCTCGTTCAATTGCTTGTGTGTGGTTTCTGGCGTTTCGCGAATGGCGTTCAGTTTATCATTGAGATTGTAGAAGAAATTGTCCATGTTAGATTCCTAATTAATATGATTATTTATACGCTTTTAGATAGTTTGCACTTATCGCCATGCCACTTGGAGTAGTTTGCAGTATCACAAATTTTATTACAATGCGGACATGTTTTTTTAATTTGGGATGGATGGTTTCCGTTTACTACTCTTTTTAAATTGTTAGCAGGCCCAACAAATACGCATTTACCAGCGGCTAACTGACGCAAAGATGCTTGTCTGATTTTTTCTTGTACTTTGGGATCCGAGGAGCCCTTGCCTGCGGCGTGTAAATCTGATGCTAGGCTTGTTCCATCAGACCGTTTCTGCAAGTTATGTGTGCCATTGGCAACTCGTTTAGTATTAGTTGGCCTAACATAGTTCTCTACAAATTCTTTACTTTGAAATTGGTGCTTACCTTGCTCAACTAATAACTTTTGTAATCTACTTGCTTCTTTTGATATTTCTTGTGGGTTTTTATTCATTCTTGAAAATATCCGAGCACACGCTCCATAATCACCCTGTGCATAATGTATATCATAATGCTCTTGTATAGTGAGCGCCACTAGATTCAGCGGATCATTATTGGTATGATCTCCATCTTTGTGATGTATTTCGTAAGTTCTACCACTTGAGTCTTTTGGAATTGGGCCATTGTGGATTTTGTAAGATCGTCTATGATCTTTAAGATGATAAGTAGGCATGCTGATTGCTCCTTCAAGCGTTAGAGCAGTTGGGGATTACCGTCCCGCGAACTGCACCTATATTTACCTCAGCCCTTTGGGTGTGCGCCAGTGGCTGGTTTGGGTTGACGTTTGATCGTGGTCATAGGGCTTTTGTTGCCCTGGGGAATCTCATTGGTAGTCTTGGCAGGGGGAGTCTTGCCACCAGCAACAGTAAAGTCACTTCGGTAGGCATTTTTCAACACAGCATGATCGTATGGACCAATGGAATAGTCTTTCTTTAGTGCTCGTTGTTCAGCAGTAGGTGCTGGATAGTCAGTGTTGGCCAACAGGTCTTTGTTCTGTGCTTCAATGCTGGATATTTCGTTGCTGATGCTTTCGTCATATTCACGGGTTTGCATGGCAATGTGATTGGGGTCAAATCCCAATAGCTGTGCTAACTGTTTGATTTGTGGTTCAATTGCAGGATATCGAAAATTAACATCAACAAATGTCATGCTTTGATTTTCTGCACCAGGAAAATCTTTGATAAGTTTTTGCACTGGTGTGGTCTTTGGACGTGACACACTGACAACGTCAAATTGCGCCATTTTTTCTTCAAGATTTTTAACAAATCCTGCAGGCACATCCCCTAAGATTTTGATCCTGTAGTTGTATGTGCGTTCGCTTTCTACTATGTACTGATGAAATGTTTTCATATGGATATCCTATGTGATATTTATTCTTTTTTACTGTTTGTTCTTCTATCACCAATGAGTCTTTCCAAGATTTCATTGCGATCTAACACATGACCTTGGCCTGTATGGGTGGGTATAGTGCCGTCTCCTGCTGTTTGATCCAGTCGAGCTTTTTTCAATTGCAGGTCAATCATTTTTAATTTTTTGTTTAGCTTGGCAGTTTTGGCAGTGAGAGCATGTCCCAACATGGCACCAGCCACAGCAAATATTTCAGCAGCAAAACGGCTGTCTACATTGTAGCCCAAGTCCATCAAGTTATCAAAGCTGTCTGTGGCTTTTTGCGCCAGTGCATCCATTTCTTGGTCACTGGCTTCGAGACTTTTTACCATGGGCAAAGCTGCATCTATCTTTTCCATGGTAGAATTTACTTCGGCTATGTATGATTGTGTCTGCTCAATGGTCGGCTGTTCAGACTGAACGGGGTCGTCAGACGGAAGGTCAAATAGTTCTTCTAATTTACGCATACCGTATTTACTCAGAAAACAACCACAGTGGGCTATTTGCCGCCTTTGTGGAACATTTGATCTTCGGTTATTACTCGGAATACCAGCCCGTTCTTTTTGCACCAGGCTTGCGCTGCTGCCCATTTGGCATAGTTTATGGCCACAACAGCACGTTCTCTTGTGCTCATGTTGGATTCAATCACACTTTGTTTTTTGGGTTTGATTTCAATCAACTCTGCTTTTACTTTGTTGTCTTTGGTTTTGTAGGTCATCAGGATGTCAGGTATGTACTGACTCATTTTGCCTGTAAGAGGATTTCTGTAGGGTATTGCAATGCTTTCACTGGCCCATTGCAGTACAAAATTGTTGTTGTCGCAGAATCTAAAAAATGCATGTTCCCAACCTGATCGATATCTAGGTTGGCCTTTGCCCACATACTTGTCTGGATTGGTGAGAGCGTATATTCCGTTTGCCCAGCGGCTCATGATAACACGTTTCTTGCAGTGTAATAGTTAGAAGTAACCGATGCACCAAACCCCAACAAGGTGCTGGCATTTCTCATGCTGTTGAGATAGTAACACAGGGTTTGTGTTAGAGTGATTGAGTCTTGGCCTTCTAGAGATGCCAATACTGTAAGTACATTGGTTCTAGTTTCATTGGCAATTCTAAACAGCGCCACTGTGAAATTACCAGCTGCTTGATCAGTTGTAAACACGCTCTTGAGATAGCTGTATACTACATCATACTCTTCGGCATTTACAAACTGTTCGTATTCATAAAAACTGTCAAAAATTCTAACAGTAAGATCTGTGCCTGGATTAACAACGTTGACTGAGCCGCCCATGATTATCTTCCTGGTGATCTAGGAAACACAAAGCCGCCTGATCCGCCTGGTTGCTGACGAACAGCAGCCGGTATGCTGTTTCTAATTGCACTTTTGAGTCCGATGTTGGCTTCTTCATTGACCACACTTCGAAGATTCACACCTTTGAATGTGTTGACGGCTGTTCCACCCTTTTGTATTGCACCAATGATGCCGGCCACGCCGCCACTTTGCAAATCTTCCACAATGCCCACGCCTGCATCTAACAAGCCGCCTTGGCCCAGTACTGATCTAGTGGAGCCTGGGCGTGCCAAACTTGATCTGATGTTGTCATAGTGTGCTGGATCTGCAAAACCTTTCACATTGGTATCTGGTCTTGATCCACCAATTGCACCTGAATAGTATTTTACAGTTTCGTATTCAATGGTCATTTTGTTGCTCATAATACCGCCGCTTTCGGCATAGCTATAGGTGTCATGATCCCATGTTTTGATCAATGGATTGATCAGTACATAACTGGCAAACTTGTGTTGGTCCATGCCGTATATGGTAATGTCTCTAAAAAATGGTGGCTTGCCCGATGACTGATTGCCACCTGACCCCACGCCGGGACCACCAGCATTGCCTTGGTTGTATGCTTCGCCAATGAATCCCCAGTCGTTGACTGTGCGATTGTTGGCATAGATGTCTCTAACGCCGTAGGCAAATCCAGGTTCGTTGGCCACTGAACCTATACTGCCATTTTGATTGCTGGCTGAACCGTATTGTTGATTGGAATCTTTGTAGTAGTAACTGTAGTAATTGTACCACATGTTGCGACTGATGTCGCCACCGTCATCATGGAATTCAACCTGTACCGGCTGGTAGTTGATTTTCTTTTGTATCACACGTTTGCGATTGTATTGATTTAGTGTTTCAGTATCAATTGAGTATGATGGCAATTGAATTGTTTTGACCAACAAGCTCAATGAACTTTTATCACCTTCAGGAAACACTGCTGCTAGTGTAGGAACTTCGCTGGTGTTGATGTTGAAGTATACGTGGAATAAGAACTTGTTCCGAGGAGCAAGTTCATATCCATTTGTAAGGAACGTTTTTGAAGCGTGGGCATAATCTTTAAGACCTTGCCCACCAAAAAATCCTTTGAGAAAATCTTGCCCAAAGGCCATAAAAGATTATCCCGTTACAACGTCATTTACTGTGCGAGCAACAACTGTGCCAATACCAGTACCGTTAGGTGTTTGATTGGCATTGTCATACTTGATGGTCATTGCAATTGTGGCAGGATCATTTGAGCTGTATGCCATGTCGCCGTAATCGGCCTGTTGCAAATAGCAACCATACAATTCCCATGTTTCCAATACAATAGCGTCTGATGCGCCATTGCCGCCGTCAAGCACTTCAAAACGTGTGGTAAACTTGTAGTCAATACCAGAAGCAGCAGATGCCATTTCCAAGAAGTCCATTTGTTTCTGTACTTGTTCGCCAACTAGTCGAGTAACTGCACCAGATGCGTCATCACGTAATGTGCAAGTGACATCGTTCCATGTTGCACGACCAGCCAAATGCAATCTACTGTTGTAGATTGGGATTTCAATATCTTCAAATTGCAAGCTAGGACGCTTGAAGTCCATGACTTGTTTTGTTAATTCTGTTCGGGGTGTACTCACTCCGAAGTTTTCAAATATCACTCTAAAGCGATATTTAAGTTTAGGCATGAGTAACCCTTGGTTGCTGGCGCTTTGATCGCTAGCCAAGGGCACTGTCATTCTTGTTAATGATGCAACGGCCATAAGTGTTATCTCCTATAGTGTTATTTATGAGATCTCAGACCAAAAAAAATGGGGTGTTGCCACCCCATTTTGTTGCCTAGCGGTGCCGTTAAGCTGCCTGAGCAGTGGCCACTGAACCTGCTGCAATTTCGCCAGTGTTCTTGAGACGGATTGGAATATAGATGAATTCCACTGCCTTCATTGGTTCAATTGCAATGTCCACCCACAACTCATTGGAATCAATTCTTGCTGGTGTATTATTGGTATCATCACACACAACCAAGAAGTCATAGATACCACGTTTGGCAATCAAGTCAATCATTAGACCATTTACAGAATTTTTAATTTCATCTCTGGTGATCTGATCGTTTGGTTCAAACAAGAATTG